GTGCCCGCCTCCCACAGTCGCTTTCGCAACTGTGGTGGATAGGCAAACACCTGGCGGTCCGGGCCTAGCAAGCCCTGGCCGGACCCTCCCTGCGGTGGGTTTCCCCAAGCACTGTTTTCGACAACCATAAGCTCGACTCCCCGTCCTCGGAACGGATTTCCGAAAAGCAGCGGGCCGCCTTACCCCTTTCGGGGCGCGACTCACTGTATCCTCGGTCTGTCCGTTCTCGAGTGCGAGGGGCCATGCTTCGGTCCGTCAACAGTGCCAGTGTTCGAAGCGTTCCACGACAACAGGCCCCTCCGCCGCCGTTGGAAGACGAATTGGAGTTCCCACCCCTCTTTGGGAACCTCTCTCCTCTCCGACCGCCAGCGCAAGGCCCCGCGCCGCCCGGGCTAGAGAGATCTCCCCTTAGGAGTGATAAACCTAAGGGTGTGCCTCAGCCCCGGCGCGCCGCGCCTTGCTCACCAGAACGCCTGGGACAGGCGCCGCCCATTCGGCGGCCCCTCCAGGGTGACGGTGAAACTGACAGTTGGAGCGGGAGAGGATTCCTCGAGAGGGTGGTCCTTTCCGCCTCCGCGGCAGCGGGGATGTCTCGCAAGGACGTGGAGAAGATGTCACTTTGGAAGAGCGCCCAGCGCGGAGATGCGGCGGCCATGAAGGTTGAGTCGGGCTCCAGGCGCGGCCGTTGGATCCTATCCAACGGCTCGCGCCTCGATGCCCAGCTCTCCTTCATTGGTCGCTCGCTACCTCCCGCCGGCAGGGACGCCGTTAAGGCGGCCCTCGCTCAACACCAAGTGGACTTCTCCACCCCGCACGCGACACCTCCTCAGCACCTCTCCGGTTGCAGGGAGTTCGTGGCAAAGTGGGCGAGGAGGCGGCTGGTCAAACCGAGGGTTGCTATGCAACCGCCGGCCTGGCCCTCCGGATCCTCTTGCATCGAGAGGTCCTCAGCGAAGGGGGGGACTCTGTCCTTCCTCCTTGAGGAGATCTCGAAGCTCCCGCCCTGCCCCGAAGCCCTGCCGACCACGTGCGAGTCTGCGGACCTACACCAGGATGCTCTCATGCTCCGCTACGCCTTCGGGCGTATGGAGGAGGAGAAGTATCCCGAGCATAGGATCGCTTGCCTCGCGGAGAGGGGTTTGAAGACTAGGGTGGTCAACGTGGGACCAGCTTGGTGCCAGGTTCTCGGCCACTCTGTGAGGAAGAGACTCCTCGGTGGACTGAGAGCAACGCCTGGCGCGTTCCAGCCGCTAAAGGGGGCGAGTGACAGGGAGATCATTGAGCTCTTTTCTGGGTCAGTTGGAGACGTTCTCGTCTCTACTGACCTGACAAGGGCCACTGACCTCCTGCCGCACGACCTCGTCCGCGCTGCGGTCGACGGACTGCGCGATTCGGGCATGATCACCGCCATGGAACTGGAGGTGCTAGAAGCCCTTTCGGGCCCCCAGCTCCTCCACTACCCTGACGGAAAGACCCTGCTCTCCTCGCGCGGGATCCTCATGGGCCTTCCCACCTCCTGGTGCCTCCTGTCACTCATCCACCTTTATTGGTTGGACGTGTCAAACAGGGCGGCGCGGGAGGCCTCCGGAAAGAGGAAGCCCCGGCTCACGGCCTCCATCTGCGGCGACGACGCCCTGCTCGCTACTACGCGAGCGGGCGCCGACGCCTACAAGACGGTCGTCCGTGAGTGCGGTGGTTCCCCTTCCGACGGGAAGCACTATGAGTGCTCATCCGGTCCACTGCGGCGCGGTGTCTTCCTCGAGAAGTTGATCGAGTTCGTGGTTTCGAACGATGGAAGGCTCTCTCTCGGGTCTCGCTACCCTGCGATTCCCGTGAAAGGCCTGACATCGAAGAACCTCGCCCGGGACTTCTGCGAAGATAGGCTGGTCTCGTGTAGGTCCTTCGGGATCCGCCAAGTCCTCACTCTGGATGCGATTTGCACCCAGAATGAGTGTCTTGTCGGGCCCTGCCGAGACTACATGAGCAGGCGCGCTAGTTGGCTGCCCCGGTACACTCGAGAGGTCTTGGGCCTAGCAGGAGGGTTCCCCCTCAACCTCGGCGGCTTCATCCTCTCACCTCGCCGTCCTGGTGACGAATTAATCGCCATCCAGGTCAGAGATTCTGGCCGGTCCTTCTCCTTAGCGGTTCAACGCGATGTTGATCCGCTCTGGAGACTGGCCAGCCAGTTCTCAAGCGAGGGGAGGGCTTTGGCAGTCGAGGAGGGTGAACTCGTGGACCTGCCGCTCCGCCAGAAGGGACGCGACCCCGCCGGCGACCCCCCGCCCCGCGAGGGGTGGGTGGTCGTCAGCGAGGAATCGCGCTCCCTCGCGACGGTGCTGCCGATCTACCGACAGCTGGTGGGCTTCTCTAGCGGGCCGTCCCGCCGCACGATCCACATGAGAGCGCAGGATTTCTCCCGCGCCCTCTTGCGTCTCCGTGCGGAAGGCCGTGCCCGCCCGACTGGCCTGCCGGCTGAGGTCCTGCTGGACCCGCTCCTCATAGAGTGGCGCCTCCCGAATGGGGAGGCTCCGGAACGAGGCACAAGCTGGTACAGCGCTTCAAAACACAACCGCTCTGTCATGCTTAACGACTACATGGTGGCTTGTGGTGCCACTCGGCACCACAGGTTCTGGCCACCAGAGGCCGTAAAGTCGTGACAGCTACAGGAGCCGCGCCCATGGCGACTCCCGGAGGCACTTCAGACTTATCCAAGGTCTG